TACAAAGTTGTGTTGTCTAACTTGATTACCAAGGATATCTTCTTTTACTAAGTTGTCACCTACAGAGGATAAACCGAAATTAGTATGTGTATCATCTGTAAAATCAATATTTATTTCGTTTGTAAACTCTGTTATCTTAGGATAATCCGTCAGTATGTGTTTTACTAATTCAATTATATTCATTTCGCACCTGCTATCTTTCTAGCCCCTTGAAGTATTTCTTCCTTTTTATCAGCTTTCATCCGTTCAAACCACATCTTTCCTGCCAGAGGATGCCTGCTAGTATCGTATTGCAAATCCCTGTCGGTAAGTATCTTCTTTTCGCCTTTGCTGGCCCAAGGACTTCCAGTGACAGACGAAACCATGACTTTACCGTAATACTGGAACCTAGCATAAGGAGCAATCTGATTTATTTCCCCAGAGCCTATTTTGGTTCCGAGCGTTGCGCTTCTCTCCTAAAAGCCATCTCTTGCCGGAGTATACGGAGCCATAAGCCGAATACATTCCTGATCTATAAACTTCTGCACCTTCCCCATTGGAAGGAGCCCACGCTCTTTCATCATGATATCGGTAGCTTTCATCTTAAAATGCCCGGTAAATCTCATGGTATCACCTACTTACAGGACAGCTGAATATGCTGCATTCTGGGGCTGCCATAGAGCTTATCATCCACAACTGAGACTGTTACAACCCGGTCATAAATTTCCTTAATGGCCTTAAGGCTTGTGGATATTGTCTGCTGAGTTGTATTGTCAACTTCATCATCTATATTTCCCTTGACAATCCAATCCTTTCCGGTGGTGAATTTTAATCCACCTGGTAAATTACCGACCGGTATAAATATCCTTACAGAATCAGCAGTTGATATCCCGCTTTTTAAGACATTAGATTGTTTAACATCTTCCCAAAACACACCTTTTATCTCGTAACGGGTATACTTACCGTCTTTACTGCAGGAGTAGTAAGTTATATCTGTATTAGTATACATATCAACACCCCCGGTATAGTAATCCAGTCATAGCAAGCCAATTATAAATAATACTTTTGACCGATAAATTTAAAAGCTTTTCCTTGGCTTCAGGGCTAACATAAGACACGGAGTGTTCTCCCACTTTTTCAGATGTTATTCCATTGCTATCTTCTCTATCGTGCTTGTACATTAATTCTGCCAGTTCACAACAACACATCTTTACCTCTTCAGAAATGTTGTCAACGTTAATTCGGTCTAATGTGTATAGCTTGATCTTTTGTGTTGCTTTTAGTGCATATAAGTCAAAAGAGGCAGTATCAAGGACTGCCCCTTTGTATGTGTCGATATAGTATGTGTAATCTGCATAGTTAGTCATTGACACCGCCTCCTATGTTATTCTACTGTTTCTCTTTTACACTCATCCTAGGTCCATCTTTAGTTTCATTTTGAGCGTCTTTTATTTTCTTAAAAATACCCTTTACCGAGCTAGCATTTCCGATGTCAATTCCTTTTTCCTTTGCATAGGCTTTTAGTTGCTCAACATCCATATCTTCAAGTTCTATGGATGCGTCTACTATTTCCTCAACCTCATAACCTTTATTCTTAAGCTTTTTGGCCAAATGCACATTGCTAGTTCGGGCTACACCTTTTATAAAATGGAGTCCCCAGGCTATACCCGAGAACTCCACCTTTGCTTTAATCGTATACATAGGCTTCCTCCTTAAGCCACTTTAATATTTCTAAGGACAGCAGCTGCCCTAGTAGCCTTAAGAGCCATAGCGGCAACCATCTCTACCTCACCTTTCTTAACTGCTCCGGGCTCTTTAAGATTAGGCAAGTAAATCTTAGGTTCTTTCTGTCCTTCAGGAGTTACACCATGCACACCATCAAGCCCAATGCGTGCAATGTAGATGTCAGTAGTACCGGTATTTTCGTCTGTCTCAATAATCGGGTTAGATGTCCCGGGCTTATCTCCCATATCCATAATTGTTGCAGTTCCATATTTTACAATCTCTGTTCCCAGTTCGGTTTTTGTGACTGTAAACTGAGTTGCAAAATCAGCAATAGACTGGAACACAGCAAACATATCGCTATTTACGCCGATGATAGTTGGTGAACCGTCTAAGAGTTTAAGCACTTGCCTTAACTGATACAGGAACACCTTCCAATTTTGTTCTACTGCAGAAGCACTAGATAAGTCAATAGCTGTTGAAGGAGTTACCTCTGTAGATGATCCAGTGAGCGCCTTATCTAATCCATCAAAAGAGGTTGCGTCAGCTGTGCTATCACCATTAATAAACCAGTCAGCAAATAGAGCCCTTGTTGCCTTAAGTTTCTGCTCCAACTGGAATTTAATATGATCAACAACCTGTGTTTCATGGTTAATAATAACACGGTCTAGGTTAAAGGACCCGCCAAATACCTTTAGGTTAACTGTTACAGGTGTGGTTTTTGCTTCTTGTGCTACGTACTCGGTGTTAATGGCTCTTCCTGCGGCTGTAGGCAGTGTGGTAACCCTATTGTATACATACGCAAGGGTCTGTCCTCCCTGTGGTTTTACAGTATCATCAAATACCAATGCGTCAAGCAAGGGAGACTTTCTAAATTCATCAATAACATAAGGTGTAAGCTTATCTTGAGATAGCTTTTTTGCGTCTGCTAATGTAAATGCCATAATTTAATCATCCTTTCTTATCCAAATAATTGCTCTCTTATTTCTTCTTCAAGAGTCTTAGGTTTCTTTGCTTCTTTACCTTGCCGCTTTCCCCAAGATCCTTTTTTCTTTTTGTCTTCGCCATCATCGTCATCATCCTGGTCCTTATCGGCTTTGTATCCCTTTACAAATTGAGGAAATTTCTCTGTTACGATATCAAGAGCCTCGTCCATGTCAGTATCCTCATCCACATAGGCTTTGGCTAATGCAATCGCTTCTTTAACATACTCTTTCGCTATGTCATGATCATAGCAGAGTACCTTCATTTCAAGCTCGGAAAGTTTTTTGGCACTCTCATCAGACTTATCAGAATCTTTATCATCCTTTTTGTCCTCCTTGGCCTTCTTTTTCCTTTCCTGCTTTTTACGTTCCCTCTTCAGACGCTCCTCGACAATCCTGTCAACGTCCTCTTGAGTAAGATATCTCTTCCCCGACTTTTTGGACTTACCTTTTGCCTTATCGTCCTGGCTATCGTCCTGATCATCATCGCCTTGATCATCGTCCTGGTTGTCGTCACCATGGTCACCGGTATCTTTATCGGCACCGTCACCGTCATCGCCTCCATCAGCAAAATACTGCAAATTGTATTTTAAAAAAGGCTTTTTTGCTTCTTCAAATAACTCTTTCTTAATCATATTCATCCTCCCATTTAAAGCCCGTCGGCTATTAATTTACCATGCAGTTTAAAGTCACCAGCACGTTTATGGACATAAAAATAAGCCGTATCGCTACGACCTAGTTACTCAATTTTTTCAATGCCATATTCAATTGCACATTCATGCTCAATTTTACAACCTCTTGCATTCTCCCAACCTGGTGCAAAATACGCAACATCGGCTTTTGCCAGGTATTCTATGGAGCGCGCTAAGTATTGAAGCGGCTTGGCATCATCGGGAAAATCATCAAAGAATGTATCTAAAACCTCAACATCCTCTCCTATGATTTCCTTCGCTATAGCAATTGCTTCTTGTCTTTCTTGTAGGATTTCATCATCACTCTTACCGTTCATAGGTTGAGAAATAAATAACTTTTTCATCTGGCCTTTTCCTTTCCGACATAAAAAATAAGACCTTAACCCCGGTCATGAGGGAGATAATTGGATCACCGCCTCTCTAGTTTTCGGTGCTTTTTACTTTACACCCACAAACATCGTCAGCCATAACATATCTACCATTATTCTCGATATTCACATCGCAGTTTTTATACTCGCCATAAATACTTCTCTTGCAGTCTTTGCAATAATTTTCTCTGTCCTGATTAGTCAACGCCTTCACCTCCTCAATAATGCTTTCTAATTGCCTTAAATAACGTTTATTGGTTGTTACCCTGGCATAACTTTCCAATGTCTTTAAATTCCTTGTTTTAGGCATTCTGTGATGTTCTATGTCAGATTTAATTGTTAGAGCCACTCTTTTATGTTTACAGTGTGTATGTAAATTAAGATTATGAACATTATATAGTAGCCATGTATCATCATTACTGCAGTATTTTAGTTTAAGAATTCCATCACCCCACTCTACCAAGTCCATCAGTATATACCCGTTCAATTTGATGGGGCAATCCCATAGCATCTGAAAACTTTTTATATTGGTCCATTGTTAATCTATATTTTGCTTGTGCATTTGTAATATCTTCTATGCTAGCCCCGCCTGATTTTAATAGCTTAATCTCTCTTCTTTGCTTTCGCATGAGTGTTTCAAGATGCCTTTGCCTTTGTGTAGCTTCGTATGTTGTATATTCTTTTCCTTTGTATTTCTTAGGTGTGTTTTCCTTAGCATTCATCCGGTCAAGTTCTTCATCAGTCCATTGTCGCTTAGATATACCCGGTATAAACGGATAATACGAATGATAACAATTTGCCCCTAATAAACCAGTTACTGTTCCTAGTCCACATACAATCTCAAGCTCTTTTCTTGTGTAGACTCTACCTTGCCATACCTGATGTTCCGGCCTTGCAGTAGCATGCCAACTTACTTCAAAATAATCTGTTCCCAGTTCATCAGCATTTCTCTCATTGATTTTATTTGTAACCTGATTTATACCTGTCATTAATGCTCTTCGTGCTGCAACTTCAACACGATTGCTCCATCCTGTTTCGTAGTCAACTGTTCGAAGACCGCTCCTGGTCATTTCTTGAACAACCTTTTTGAGAGTAGTGTTATAGTCGAACGTTCCGGAAGCTACTTCAAAAACGGCCCTATCCAACGTTCTCTGCAAGTATTCAGATAAAGGAGTAAATACTCTTTTACCGCCCATTTCGATAGCAAAACCTAGCGTTTGAGTGATGTTTAACATTTCAGATTTAGTCTGCCTAATAACAGACTTTATGAATTGCTGAAGCTCCGCATTCTCTTTAAAGGGTATGAATTTTTTTCCGATTGCTTCATACAATTTCTTATCTCTTGCATAACCAGATTGAACAGTACCTTCATAAAGATTATCGATTTCTTTATCGGTCAACTTTAGAACCCGCTGGATGTATTTCTTGATTTCTTCTGAGCTCTTACCCATTTGTACGAGCCGATATATCTGCCAATCGGCTGATCTAGTAATTTCATCATTAATTTTAATCCGGCGGACAATATCCTCCATGATGTGTTCTTCTAGCTCTCGCATTATGCGCTCTATTTTCACTGGCATGCGTTCTAATTCGGAAGACGTAAACATTAAACATCACCCAGTCCAATAGAAGTTGCCATTATTACTCACCCCCTCTTTACGTTATAATATCAGCTTGTTCAGGTATCTTGGCCTTTGCCTCTTTTTCTGTCTCTCCATACCATTTAGCACGGTACTCCCAAGGAGGCATTACTCCCATGGCCACATCTTGCCTATCCTGTTGTCTTTCTGTTTCCTTATCCTGAATAATGCTATCATCAAAATCTATGCTAACTTTCTCAATCGTTTCACCTTTTAGCTGCCCAATTGCTTTTACCATGTCAGTTAAGGCACTATCTAATACTATCTCATGTTTCTTAAGGGATTGATAAAGCTCGGATTTATCTGATATAACCTCTGTGGCTGTTTTCACGGTCCCGTTTTCAAAACGATATCTGCCTGTGCCCATGCCGCATTTAAAACTTAATAAGTCAAGGGCTTTATTAATCCCTTTATCATGCTCATCCGCCCTTATCTGAGGATCGAACGTATCAATTTTTCCATCCCCGTTTCTATCACCAGGAAGTGCATAGAATACAGTGTCGTTTTTATCGAATACTGGTTTAGTGACCCCATTCTCACCCATCTGTATTTTAGCCATTGATAAAGGTACCATAATTCGCTTTTTACCTAAATCAAATTCATTAATATAGCTGTCATAAACTATGTCACAACCTTTAAGTTGAGGGATCGCATTGGCATAGACGGATATACCATAAGGGCTATCCAAATCGATATTATTTACTATGTTAGGTGTAATGATTTGGAATAGCGGTATTTCAGAACCTGTATCTACTTCAGGAAGCAAACCCTCATCTAATTCGATTTCATCACCAGTTTCAGCATCAACAATATGATTTTCAATAACATATGTATTCTGCTCATTAAGTTTATGTATCTGAATGTAATATTGCTTTTTCCCATCTCTCTCCCTCATGGATCCAAAAGCACATTCATTAACATAGCCATTATCCCAGCTAAGGGGGAAAATCATACCTGCACGGATAAAGTCAATAACTACTTCACCAGAAGCATCTAGGTATTGTACAAATGCGCCTGTACCTAAAGCAAAAGCCAGCTCTATAAGCTGGTTACCTTTAACTCGGAAATTATTATATTCAAATACCTTTTCAAGTTCTTTATCAAAGTCAGTGCCGGTATAGATTTTTACCTTTTCATTAAGTAGTAGGTTAGCCCAATCTTCACATATGGTCTTAGCCATGTTGAGTCGATACCGGTCTTTTTTTACTACATCTACACCGTTATAAACTGTATAGTGGTGAAAGTCTTTAACATACCCTTTATACCAGCTCTGCCAAACATCTATTAGCTTTGTTGTTTCATCTTCAGCCACATTAAAGCCTTGCTTTTTCAAATATTCCTGTATTGATACCATTGTCTCACCTCACTTTACGCCACATTAATATATAGGATATCATCTTGTATAAATTCGGTACTGTATTCCATAGCGTCCAAGCTATCAATATTCATTTCGCCATCATCAAGCCGAACGTCCTTTGTCGGTTTAGAGTCATCATAAACAGCCTCTTCCAAGGCTCTGATTGTATGTTTGCAGCTCTTATGTATCTTATATCTGCCCTGGGACATCATGGAGTTATAAAAGGCTACCCTGTTATTAATAGGCCCTTTGATTGCGTTTTTAAGCTCGATCGGCACTCCGGCACGAATGATAGCTACCTCAAGCCCAGATATCAATGTCTGTTCTGCGCTATCACAATAAGCCTCATAACACTTGTACTTACTCTGTATCTGCTTTACAAAATCAATAAAATCAGCCTCTAGCTGTGCAGGGCTGATCCTCTTTTTCTTGTAATATTCTTTTATTGTTACTACATACCTAAAATCTTGTGTAAATCCGGTAAATGTAAAAGCATGTGCTGATTTAGTACCGCCAAAGTCTACTCCAACCGTACCATAAACAATAGGATGTCTTTCTAGCCAACCATCATCAATAATATAATCTTCTGGATTATCAGCGAACTCCTGATATATCAAACCATCTGCAGCTACCCATAAGCCAAGGATAAACCTCTTGAAGAATACTCCGGTAAACATCCTCTTGTATCTATCTTTAACCTTTTTAGATAGCGTAAGGTTATCGTCCATAGTAAAGTGTAGATGATATATGTTCTTTTCTTTGGCTTTATCAATGAACTCCTCTTTGATATAGTGATGGGGTCCTTCTGGGTTACAGTTAAGGAATATCTTTGCTCCATCAACTGAACATCTACCAATCATCTGATCTACGAATGACTTAGGGAATAGAGCTGCTTCATCTGCATATGCACCAGCTGCAGTTAAACCTTGCAGTGCATCCTGTGAAGCCTCTGTATTAGCTCCATACATGAAATATGTGTTAGTACCAATCTCAATAAAATTCTCTGATCTATTATAATTATAGTTCCATCCCCAGGCTGTAAGTATCTGAAGCATTGGCTTAATAACATTTCGCTTCAATGCTCCCATGGTCTTTCCAGCAAGGATAAAGCTTTCACCGTCAAAACTCTCTTGGCTCCATTGTAGGAAACTGCAAATACAAGCTATAGTCTTACCGGATCTAATAGAACCATCTGCTATCATGATATCAGCTTCTTGCCAAGGTGATCCGTCTCTCCAAAAGTTTAATAACTTTAACTGCTTAGGTGAAAAGGGCTTAAACTTAAATGCTTTATTCTTCCGGCGTCTTCTCATCCTCTATCACCTCTTCATCTGCAAACAGTGCTTTTATATCATCTTTAGATGGTCTAATTGCTTTAAGGAAATCTTTTATACCCGTATCGCCATCATTGCCACCGGATAATTGAGAAACTTCATATTTCAGCTTGCTAATACGCAACCTTTGTTCCTCTGATGTCTTCTCCCAATTCTTATGCAATAATTCATCATACTTACTAATCATACCTTCTAATGTCTTCATAGCCCTTGATTGCGCATTAAGAAATGTTGTGTGCTTATCCCATGCCTGCTGTACTTCCCAGCGCTCCCCTATAACATTGCCAGTCTTATCCTTAATCTTCTCAACAGTTTTATCTCGTTGATCCTTCACATACATAATCTTCTGAGCCCTAATAATAGCTGTATACTGTAGCTGTATGTTATCCCACAACAAGTCCAATGGATCAGCTGATTGGATAGCGCCCATTATCTCTCTGGTTTCATCAGGGAGCCACTTAGCAAAAAAGCCATGCTTCTCCGCATTCTTATTTCCTTCAGGAGCACCATGGCCTACAGCGTTTTTATTACCAGGCTGACCGCCTTTTCGTTTTGCAACGTTGCGTTTCTTCTTTTGCAACGTTGCACTATCCCATTTATATCTATTCTTCCAACTCCGGACCGTACCTTCTGGGATATTTAGTTGACTTGCAATCTCAACTAATTTCAATCCCTGCTTATACAGTTCGAAAGCTTTATTAGCATTTTCGTTTGGTGCTCTTGCCAAGCCTCACCACCTCTTATTCGTTTGTTTTGATGTATTAAAAAAGCACCTACAATTAGGTAAGTGCCTATCTATGCCATCTTGGCTTTACAGTTCCTTTTTCTTTTGGTATATCTAAAAAGGGAAATGTTTTGCAATAACTATCTTTTATAGACTTCTGCCCGCCTTTTATAGTCTATGCCCCCAGCAACTTAGCGTTT